GGGCGAGGCCGCGTGGCTCACGCCTGCCCAGGCGCTGCGCCTCACGGCGCAAAGCCTGGGCGGCCTGACCGTGGACGATGTGACGAATATGGACGCAGCCCTGGTGCTGGTGCTTACCGCCGCCGTGGATCAGTCCAGCCTTGCGGGGGCGCTCGGCAGCCTCAACAAGGCCTTTCCCCTGCCCGAGCTGCAAAAGCTGCAACGCCGGGCCAAAGGCGTGGCAGATCTGGAGCAGACAAAATTTGTTGTGCCGGCAGCGCCAGCCTACCCGCCGTGGAGCACAGTGGCCCCGCGCCAGTTGCCGCAGGCGCGCCGATCCAGTCGGGCCATGACGACAATGGTTGCCCAGGCTGAAGGCATGGAAGCCGCGGCAAAGCCGCCCGCCGATGTCATGGCCAATTTCGCCAGACGGCAACAGGCCAGGGTGCAAAAAGCGCAGCAGGATCTGGCGGCGGTCGGCAATGACCTTGCCGCCCTGGTGGATCTTTCCGCCTGGTTCGGCGTGTATGTGGACGGGGCAGCCGCAGTTGCGGCCAAGGCCCTCGCCAGCCTTGCCCCGCCCCTGGACGAGCGCTTCAAGTGCTGCACCGTGCTTTCGTGGTACGGCACTAGGGCCGAGGTGGCCTACTACAAAGAACTTTTCGGCCTATAGGATTACCGCCATGCCAGACTTTTTGCTCCTCGATGGTTACACCGTTCCCGGCTTCGGCCTGACCGTCTCGCTCACCCTGCCCATCAAGGACGAGGACGCCAGCGGCGATTCTTCCAGCACGTCAAAGGCGGAAAAGGGCAAGAAGGGCAAAAAGCTGGAGGTCAAAACCAAGATCCGCTTCAAGGACGAGGACAAACTCACTGAATTTATGTCCCTGGCCGAGGCCATGAGCAAGGGCGACGGCAAACTCTTCACCATCACAAACCGCGTGGCCAATGCAGGCGGCATGCGCCAGGGGCGCTTTTCCGGTGACGTGAAGGTAGATCCGCAGGAGGGCCTCGCCATGTGGGAGCTGTCCTTCAGCTTGTCCGAACACAAGTCCGTGTCTGAAATGGCTGAAGACCGTGAGGGCACCCCCGCAGTTGCCGCCCAACAGAACAACGGCGACAAGGTGGACGGTGCAGCCGCTCCGGACGGATCCACCGGGGAGAACTTGGACATGCTGCAACGCGGGCTCAAGAAGCTGGAAGACTGGTGGGGATAGGCCATGCGGTTACGTAAAAAACTCATGGTTGACGGTCAGGAATACGGCCTGGTCGACGAAAACGTGGCCCTCTACTACAACCGGCCCGGGCGCGCCGTGTTTCAGGTGCGGGCTACGGACGAGCAGGGGGAAGCCCTCACGGGCATGGTGCAGTTCGCCCTTGGCTGGGCGCATTCAGACGGCATGACCCTGTTTTTCACGGGTGACATTGAGCGCGCCGTGCGGGTGGACGGCCAGCAGCGCCGCCTCTTCTGCCGCGAAATTTCGGCCCGGCTGGATAGCAACATCCCGCTGGCCATCCGCCACGCCACCCTCAAGGACGTTTTGGGCGCGTATGCCGCCACTACCGGGCTTGAGTTCATTCTGCCGGATAAACCTTATGCCTCGGCCAAAGCGCCGGCCTTTTACGGGCACGGAAGCGGCTTCCACGGGCTGGCCTGCGCGGGCGATATTTTCGGCATTGCCGACTACCACTGGCAGGCCCAGGGCGATGGCAAAATATTTGTGGGATCCTGGGCAGATTCCCGCTGGCCGGACAGGCCCGGCACAATCTCGGAAGAATTTTTCACCGCTGCCGGCAGCGCGGCCCGCAAAATTGCGGCCGTGCCCACCATGCGCCCGGGGGCTGTGCTCAACGGGCAGAGGGTGCGCATGGTGCGCTTTTCCGGCCACAACATGACCGTGGGCTTTGAGGACGTGTAACCATGCGCGAAATGATAAAAAAAATCGTCATGGAGCTGCTGCCGGAACTGGCGGGCGGTCTGCATCTGGATCGTTACGCCCGGGTTTTGGCCGCGGGGGATTCCCCCACAGAGGGAGCCACCAGCGAACGCTTTCGCCCCCGGTATGCCGTGGATCTGGAAATTCTCGGGCCGGACATGGAGCCGGATAAAAGCTTTCCCAAGTACAGCGCCGTGCCGCTGCCCGTGAGCGTTGGCGGCGGGCAGGAGAGCGGCACGTTCTGCTTTCCCGAGGAGGGCGCGTTGTGCGTGGTGGGCTTCGCCTATGGTCGGCAGGATCACCCCATCATCCGGCAGATTTTCCCCCTGGGTGTCAGCCTGCCCGCGCTGGAACGCGGCGAGGTGCTCATGCAGCAAAGCCCCACCAGTTTTCAGCGCGTGGACGCCCAGGGCAACTGGAAGCGCGAAACCAGCGCCGACATACACGAAAGCTCGCTTGCCCGCACCGTAAAGGCGGAGAACTACTCCGCAGACCTTGGCAGCGAAAACCGCAGCGTGGCCGCCCACAGCACCGAAAGCGTGGGGAGCTGCAAAACCATTGAGGCCGGCACGGTGCTGACCCTGCTGGCAGGCCTGCGGGCAGACCTGGGCAGCCTTGGCGCGCTCAACCTCACGGCAGGGGGGGACTCCACCCACTCCACCGCAGGCGCTGCGCAGGAGACGGTGGGCAAGGATCACGCAAGCAAGGTCACAGGCAACCGCCAGATCGACATTGGGGGCAACCGAGGCCTGACCGTCCACGGGGCCGATACCGTCACCGTGGAAGGCGAGGAAACCATCAAGGCCAGGGGCAAGGTCACTATCGAAAGCGCGCAGGAGATCCTGCTACGCGCGCCCGTGGTCAAAATTCAGGGCATCCTCACCACCGAGGGCTACGAGGGCGGCCCGGGCAGCTCCACGCTTTACGGCGACTTTACCGTGCGCAACGGCCGGGTGGATGTACCCGACAAGGACGTTACCGCGGGGGCCGTTTCCCTGCGTGGTCATACCCATACGGGCGTCATGCCCGGCAGCTCCACCACCGGCACCCCGGTAGGCGGATAATCATCAACCCATGAGAGCCACGAGCCCCAACACCACGCCCACGAGGCTTCGGACTCCTCATGCAATCGCTTACCCCCCTTTCCCCGTCCATTACGTTGTTCCAGGGCGATGCCCTGGACGTGCTCCGCTCCCTGCCTGACAACAGCGTCGACATGGTTCTCACGGATCCGCCTTACTCAAGCGGCGGGATTACTTTGTCCGCAAAACACGCAGACCCCGCGCTTAAATATCAGTTAGCAGGCACCAAGCGTGTCTACCCGACGATCCTTGGAGATGCCAAGGATCAACGCAGCTGGATCATGTGGAATACGTTGTGGCTTTCACAGTGCTGGCGCATCGCCCGTGACGGGGCCGTTTGCCTTGTTTTTACTGACTGGCGGCAATTGCCCAGCCTTACGGATGCCGTGCAGGCGGCTGGCTGGAAGTGGGTGGGCATTATCCCTTGGGATAAGCGCAGCGCCAGGCCGCAACTCGGCAAGTTCAAGCAGCAGTGCGAGTTCTTGATATTTGGGGTCAAGGGACACTTTTCACCGCATACGCGCCAATGTCTGCCGGGGCTGTACTCATACCCCGTGGTAGCGGCGCGCAAAAACCACCTCACAGCCAAGCCCGTGCAGCTCATCACCGATTTGCTGGCCATCGCGCCTGAAGGCGGCAGCGTGCTGGATCCTTTCATGGGAGGGGGATCCGTTGGGGCTGCCTGCATTGCCGCCGGGCATCCTTACACGGGCGTGGAACTCTCGCAGGAGTATTTCGACATCAGTTCCCGCTGGCTGGCAGACCTGGCCGGCCTTCCTCTGGAGGATCCGTGCGCGTAACCACCACCCAATCGCTCCCCGAACTGCGCTGCCAGCACTGCGGCAAAAAGCTGGCTGAAGGCTACGTCGACCTCTTGGTCATCAAGTGCCCGCGCTGCCGTACCTACAACACCTTGAGGACGGATTGTCCCAAACGCGAGGCCGCAGAGCCCACGGGAAACAACGCATGCTTACGGTAGGCAGCCTATTTTCTGGCGCTGGCCTGTGCGACCTTGGTTTGCATTGGGCCGGATTCCAGCACCGCTACTTCTGCGAGGTGGACGGCTTTTGCCAGTCCATCCTGCGCAGGCACTGGCCCGGCGTCCCTGTTTTTGACGACGTACGCACACTGTCCGGGGAGCAGCTGCCCCATGTTGATGTTTTGTGCGGGGGCTTTCCCTGCCAGGACGTAAGCCTCGCTGGCCAGCGCGCCGGCATAACCTCAACGACCAGGAGCGGACTCTGGCATGAGTACAAAAGAATCATTGACGAAACGCGGCCGCGCTACATCATCGCGGAAAACGTGCCGGGCCTGCTCTCCCTCGGCGTTGAGGGCGTACTGCAAGACTTGGCCACGCTCGGGTATGATGCGGAATGGCAGGTGCTGGGCGCAGGATCCTGCGGTGCGCCGCACCATCGGGAAAGGGTTTTCATTGTTGCCTACCCCCACAGTCCACACCCTGCTGGCAGGGCACCTGTACTATCTGCGCTCGCGGCAAACCTGGGCGAGCACAACCAATCTGGCAACATATTTGTTTGGGCTGGCCTACGGTTTGACAGATCGCGAAAAGCCTCCGCTGCGGAAGCATTTTCTCGACCCGTCATTCATAGAGTGGATGATGGGAGCGCCCAAGGGCTGGACGCTGCCGATGGGCACAAGCCTGGCGCACGGCCCCACCTGCTCGGCAGAGTAGACACCACTACGGCAAAAGCCTGGATCCCGCGCCTCAAGGCGCTGGGCAACGCCATCACCCCGCAGCAGGCCTACGCCATCGGGGCCTGCATCCTTCAGGCTGAAGGCCTGCCCGTTGCCCCTATGCCCTGAAGGGCAGCAACTACACGCTAAAAAGCACAAAAAAGGCGGGAAAATCCCGCCTTTTTTCATATCTTCAGCAATTTTCCGGCCTATATTTCCATTCTGCGCATGCTTTTTTGCCACTCTCGCCCATCTTTTTGCCGCCCTTGGCGGCCTCTTTGTCACGCCTTTGGCCCGGGCCTGACCTCTGCCCGCAGCCGCGCCCCCAGAAAAAAAGCACTCCTCCGCCCCAAACCTTCGGCGTTTTTCTGACGCTTCTGTGCAATCCCAGAGCCTGCGCAAAGGGTAGACAAATCTACGGGGCCAGGGGCGGAAAGGGGAATAGCACCACTGCACTCTATGCAGACTTTTGCAAATGATTGCAGGCTTATTGCACACATTATTGCCAGATAATTAGGCATAATTTACCTAATTTTTTGACTTTTTTTAAAAAAGCGTGAACGCCTGAATCGTGGTGTTTTGCAAGGGGTTGCGGACAGTATCACGAATGAAATCACGAATTGTCCCTAGGCACACCCAAAATGAGGGCATAAAAAAAGAGCTGACTACGTTTGTAACCAGCTCAAATTATTTACTAATGGCGGAGAGGGTGGGATTCGAAC